GATGCCAGGACTCACATAACTTCCTGTAGCGTTTACATCGCCCGTAGAGACGACGCTACCGCCCCCCTGGAGAGACAGCTTGGATCCTGTCGGAGTACCAAATGAGCTTGAGTAGAAAGAGACAAGTATGTTGTTTGTTCCAACAGCCGGAACATTATTCAAGCCACGTCGACCATAGTTATAGAATTGTAAAGTATTCAGGTTGTCAGCTGCTGGTGCTCGCGATGAGGAGAAGAAAAAGTTTTCTCTATCGTCCATTGTGCGAGAATCCCAACGAGCCTCAATGACCGGGCGCTTAAAGAAGAACTCACTTGAGCGAGCAAAGAATTTCTTTGTGTAATATGATTGGGTTGCGCCTCCAGTATTCTGAATTACAGAGCCAGAATCTGTGCCGAGAGATGATGAAAAGTAAGCTTCCTGTGAGGCAGTTAGACGAATACCGAATCCGTAGTTGTTATATTCTCCTCCTGCTGCTCCAGTAATCCAGTTTTCCACAACAGTTGTAACATCGACTTCTAGATTTTCGTACCCCTGTGGAAAACTAACGTTATAGTTGTCTTGAGCTAAGTAATCGCCTCCGACGCTAGACCAAGATGTACTTGAATCGGATTTCATCCAATTAGATTCTCCGAGATCCTGATATTCATCCATGTCCAGTCCCGCTCCTTCAGTCCAAGAGCGTGAGACGGGAGCAACAATTAAATTAAAATCTTGCGGAAGTGTAAAGGGATGTTCTGCGTTGAACATCTTAAGATAAAACGATACTGAGCCAGATGCTGGGATTGTGCCGGCAGTTCTGTCTGCAGAGATAGAAGACACAGGAAATTGAATTAGAATTCTAGAAAGTTCTTGAGACTGCCCATTAGAGCCCGACTCTTGTGCATAGATTGAGAAGACTTCAAGAGAATCTGCATAGCCCATATTGGAGCCTGTACCTCTTGTCACCAAGTTGGCTTCATAAGCGTTTGTGATTGTATTGTCGGCACTTGCCGTATATCTTAAAATAGCCATTATCTAATAGATCCCTTAATATCTATATTTGGATACTTCAGTTCAAAAATGACATTTGGCTGTGCTTCAATCATCCTACCATCCGACGATAAGGATGCATCAAAATCGTAGTTGGATTCAGAATATATCCCGCCTGACTTTAGCCCAACATCAACAGACGTGACGTCTACAACACCATCTACTTTTTGCAGTTCTTTGTAGACATCCGTGATTCTTATTGGCTCTCCGATATCCTGCTTCATAGCGAATTTGTTCGCCAATCTTTGGTTGCAAGTACTAATAACATCAAATCGATTCACATTAACATCGATTAGTATTTCATAACTAATGTCAAAATTAACAATCTCAGCATCTAGAATATCAACCGTATCAGATATCATTTTATATTGGGTAATCCAATTTTTTAAATTATTTTTAAGTGTTGTGTTGGCGGCAACCAGCTTTCCGGCGCTATTCTCCGACATTACATAAATGTTGACATTTCTCTTAAATTCATCTGGGTCTTTTAGAATGGCAACTCTCTTAATCATTCCAAACTTTGCTGGCATGCCGTAGCAAATAGCTTGATAATCTTGTGCTGTAACCGCTCTATTCTGTGTCGCAAAGTAACTGAACGCTCTTTGTCGTATCTCTTCGGATGAGGGTAGCGACACACTTCCAACAAATTGCTCTTCATTTGTCACCTCCAAAGAGTTGATAACTGCATTTCTGTTGGTCAAGGATATGGCCCCTTGGTTACCGAATTTAAAGTTGGACGATGCTATGCCCGTAATTGTATCCACGGCAGCGTTAACGTCTGATGTCGTATTAAAACGGTACCGGACTGTTAATGTAGTGTTCGATGGTCCAATGCCAAATTTGTCTGTGTCAATAAGCTTAGTGGGGTCAAAGTCTGCATCAGTAGTGTAATTCCTACCGTTTAAGTCTAATACAACCTCTGTTGGATCTACAACAGGATTGGTGAGTTTGTTACTATCTGATCCATAACCAAATTGTATAAATGTCTGGTTGTCAACTGTCTCGACAACAAACCTTCTGGCTACCGGTGTAGCCTTCAGCAAATTGGGCACTGTCGACCGCGTTGCTGTAGTATTTCTTATTGCTTTGTATATGACGTTCTGTGAGAGATGGTCGACCTCAAAATATTCATTGCCTTCGGAATCTGTCACGCTAACGATATTGGATACGTTTGTTACCCCTAAAGGAACTTTTCTAAATCTCTCAAAGCCTCCGATTGTAAAGCTTTCGGTTCCGGATCTCCCCGAAACGGCGGTTCCTACCGCTCTGATTACATATGTGAGCGGTGCTCCTGTTGTAGAATCGGCAGAACCAACAACCACCTGATTGCCCTCTTTATCGAAGTCAACGTCTTCTAAAAGAGTGTAGAATCCACCACCAGTTGATGTAAAAGTAGAACCAGCCTGCAAAATAGGGATAAGTGCCGGGTCAGGTCCTAAGCCAGAGCTACCGGCGGGGACCTCAATAAAAAATGTCATTTTCCCATATGATGATGGGCTTGTCTGAAGTTTGTATCCGAGCTGTCTGGCTAGCTTTACAACATTGTTGTATTCGACGGCACTATCCAAGAATGTCTCGTTCATTTGATAATCAAGATAGAATGATAAAATGTCTCCGATATAAGAGACAGAATCAAGCATCAATGATCCAAATGAAGCTCTATTGAAATCTTTATAGGTGTTTGGATAGTATCTTTTGGCAAACTCCTCTAAATCGCGACGGATAGATTCAAAATCTCTACTTGTATAATTGATTGCAACGTTCTTTTTGGACATCTACTTCTGCACCTTTTATAATTAGTTAGTGTTATTATTAACTTCTACATTTAGAATCGCATTGGTTTGAAGTGGTAATATCGTAAACAATATAGAAACTGATATATTGTTAGGAAAAAGATCCGGGTTGTTTTCGGGGACAGTAAAGTCGATTCTATCAATGCCAATATAAGGCAAATATCTCTGTACCTGTTGTCTGATATTGCTGTCAATCTCAGAATAAGTAGACGCCGTGTTCTGTTCAAATAAATATTTCTTCAAGCCGACTCCAAAGTCGGTATCCATTACCCTCTCGCCAGGATTTGTCAAAATAAGCATTTTTAAGTTTTGCTTTGCGAGAGAACTAAAATCAGTGATCAGTCCATACGGACCATATACATCATCAAAAACCAGCGGTAATCTTGGTGCCAATCCAGAAGCCATGTGCGATCCTCCTTCTTAAATAGTTGATTTATTTATTTTAGCACTCCTCAGAAGGTGGTGGTGCAGTTGCATCAACATTGTCATCAGAAAGACCCTCATCGATCTTTATCTTAAGTAATTCAAGCAACAAATACAAAATACCCAGAGGCGACGGTGGTGCCATAAACATGCCGGAAATTGTACCCTTGAAGTCAACACCATCAAGGCTAATTCTTGGGCCAAATAGGGGCGCCCCTTGGGAGCCCGGGACGTTCTCGCCTACTGTGGCAGAAAGCGTTTGACCACCAGCATTATTGGCAACTGAGTATAAACAGAACAACAATGACAACATATCATCTCCATTGATGTTTGCTGTCCTCAGTGGAGAATCGTCTGGAAGGGTGTTGATAGACGTCGTAATCGCTTGAGAGACCTTTACGAAGGCACCGGCTGTTACGTCCTTAACAATCTTTGAGATTGCAATGTGCGGATCGATAAGCTCAACCAAGCCCTTGAGAATTTGAATTGGAGTTTCCTTTAGGAACTTCAAGAATATTTCACGCGCCAGAGAATTCATATCTTGTTGACCATTGTTGGCCAAAGTATTGGAATACTCATCATTCAATCCGTCAGGCAGTGGTGGACGGGTGGAAGCATCCGTCATATTCATAAAGTTTATGATAGCCCGCTTTGTTCCTCTAAAAGAATCGGTTATGTCTGAGAAGAACAATTCTGTTAAGTAGAAGTTGTACAGAAGTGGACCCATCAAAATTGCGTCTTGATTGAATACTTGTTGTTTGAAGATCTGATACGCCGAACTGTTTTTGATGACTCCTACTAAATCATTCGTCAATCCAGTTGGAATTTCAAACAAAGTAGCGGTCGGCGGCGGGAAATTTTCTGGATCTTCCGATACTATACTAAAATTAAACCTAATTGTTCCAGCTGGTGTATCAGCAGCTGAAAGAACATTTTGGAAATATAATCCGAGACCAAAGTCTGTATATGACTGTGGAAGTATAGCTGCCATATCCACAGGGTCGTTGTCGTCCGGGAATGGGGTGTCATCGAACTCTACTAGTTGGTCTGGGATATTATAGATCCCTATGACGTCTTCTATGAAAACGTCGTCAAACGTTTTGTTTTTACCCTGTGGGTCTATAATATTATTTATGGAATTAAGTGTGGACCTTTGCCCAGAATCCCAAGTATAATACAGTCTTTCCTCCACCAAGAACCGTATTAGAGAGGCTGTATCATTTAAAGGAAAGTTGGCTCTACCTTGAGCTTCATTTAATCCAAAGCCTTCTGGTATATCGTAGGGAGGATATGTGTGAGCGATGCCTCCATTATTGATAGTAGATTGTCTAATCGACACTCTATCAAAGTAATTAAAGATTTCCCTCTCAAGAACAGAATTGCCATCAAGTCGCACTGCCTCAATAGATTTCATCACCTGATTGACCATAAATTCTTTTACAAAAGGCAGTTCTAATATGGAATTCATGTTAAACGCGGAGAAAACAACAATATTTTTAATTATGAATTCATCTATCGCGGCTTGTATTAGCATCAATATAAGTCCGTAATACAAAGTATTTCTTGTTTTATCTTTTACAGATCCCTGATCGTAACATGCGGCAGCTGCAAATTCTTTCTTCATCTGATCAAGAATGCCCTCGGCATCAAATAGATCCCCGATATTTTCTGGGGGGCAGTTTTCATTATTGGTAAAGAACTTAAGGTTGTTTATTTTATCAGCGCTGAAGGCTCCATTTTCTAGGATATAATCAAATAGATTGGCATAAAGGGTGCCATACGCTGGGATGTACATGCCCCTAACTCTGTTTATGATATTTTTGTTAGATGCAAAAAGGAAGGAGCCGTTGGGGGTGAGTTGCTGCTCTATCTGATCTACAAACCTAAACACATACGGATTAAATTCTTTTGTGGCATATGCTGTGTTTGCCGGCAATGGGGGCGCTTCACCAGGGACGAGATTCTCTACCTCACCCTTCAAGGCTCCATCAACCGAGCGGCTTAAATCATATTCTAAGCTTAAAAAGGTGCTCGCATTAGGCTGGTATTTGGGATAGTTTATGTGCAGATACTGATCTGCAGCTCCCTGTACCTGACCGGTGACCGTGTCCGCGAGGGCTCCAGAAGCACTAGTAAAGGACCCGGGTTGCAAATTATACAACAACCGAATTGATATGGATTCAAAAGGCGCGGGAGCGCTATTATCATTAGCTTCAACATAATACGAAAATATTGAACCATCATTTATAAGCATTGGATACGATGTTGTATACGAAGGCGCGAGATTGTATGGCTGAATGGCATTTTCAAATCTGCTCTTAAACGCCTCTGGGAAGATATACTCTGTGTGCAGCACGCCCGAACCAGAAGTCTGGTTCTGAATTGACGTCATCTTTTCGTTTACTTCCTCGATAACTCCGGGAACTTCACTTAAAGCCGAATCGAGAGTAGCAACCACCGTGTTGACATTATTGATAATGTTTTGAACCTTAGCATTGTCAATGTCTTGACAGACTCCCTGCTCCGTCGCCGTTTCAATCGCGCCAGCAGCATCTCCAAAGAAGTCAAATATTCCCGTGATAAAGTCTAGGACCGCCGGATCCATGGACGCAGTTGGAGGCTGAATTCCGAGGAATCCAAATGCTCCGGAAAGATCTGGGTTTGGCACGTTAGTAACTGTGGGCTCCAACAACGAAGTGCGGGCTGCTTCCAGTGAGCCGGCCATATATGTTTTGGTGGTGCCTAGGATATTATTAAACATGTTAGGCAAAATTGTGGTGGCTATGGGGCTCTCTAAATAATTTGGAGAATCCGGGCACAAGAAATCAAGCGGCGGCGGGGCGATTTGAATTCCGTCTTCGGCAATCCTTATTAATTCGTCCAGTTCCGGTGTAGAATCGAAGAAATCTTCGTCCAAACATATATTACAGTTTTCTACGACCTGTAAGATATTATTATTGATAATATCGTTGCAGAATGTCACTGTGTCGACATACTGAGAGATTCTCGAAAAGTAACTATTAATAGAACCGACTGTATTGATGTTGTTTCTAATTTGCGGTGAAGGATAATCTGAATTAAAGTCAAGAATTTTTGCATGAGTAGACGGCTCAACTTCCCTCTGAGAGTTGAGTAAACGACATACTTCTATGGGATTCAATACACTTGATACATCTGAGAAATAAGTATAAACCTGATCTAAAGCCAAACCATCCTGGGCAAATTCAGCCTCCAGAAGCTCCTCAAGGTTTGGGAAGCTAACGGCTGCCCTTTGGTTCTCGTCCCTTATTCTACTTCCTACATCAATGGCACCCGTATTGCCTCTTAAAATAGCGCCACAATTAAATTGTATTAATTCCACTAGGGACTTAATAACTTCAAATGCAGCATTAGCGATAGCACCTAGAATAATATCTTTTATTTGATCTTTGATATCGCCATTAACAGAAAACGGCTTGAATTGATCCGCAAACAGTTCTTTTAAATTCGGTCTTTTTATATTTATCTCTTCAGATGGAGGTGTTGGTTCTGATTGGAGTGAAGAGGCTGTCTGTATAATAGAGTTCCTAACCGATTGCGTTATTCTTGAGGCTGTCGCTCCAAGACCCAGTGTTAAACAAATAATTGCCTCTTTAGCTAGCGCTTGTATGCCGAACTGATTTAGGATTTGATTTACAATTTTTTGTTCTTTTGTGGCATTGGGTCCAAATATTGGAACGTTAAAATTTAGAACGGCATCTATTGTGTCTACAATCTGAACTGCGGCGTTGAGTTTCTTAGCTTTCTCTGCCTGAAGGATATTCTTTTTTGTCTCTTCATTCTCAGCCTCTTCGATCTCTTTCAGTAACTCTTCTTTGGTTTTAAGTGAATTAAACGTATCCTCAAGCTGTTGTATATTACTGATGTCAATCAGATCATCTGAGGATCTGTTCCCAAAGATATTGTTACCGGGAGTGATAGAGCCAGGAATGTCTCCTATCTGTGGTGCAGTGAAGGAGCCTTCAATTCCAAGCGTCGAGAAAAAGTCTGTTATTGACTGCTGCTTTGTTAAGTTCGACTGTTGCTCCGATGATTCAATAATCTCTTTGTAATTTTGAACCGTCTTTAGAGCCAAGGGGTCACTAAAAATTGGATTGTATTTAGAGTTTGTGATAAACCCGATCTTAGCTTGCTTGGTTTCTCCACGAGTTACGTTCAAAACAAAGTAATCAACTCGGACTATGTTTGAATCACTATCAAAATACATTGTTAAATAATCGGAGTCGAAGAAGTTACTTTCTTGGAGCTTAAAATCTAAGCCCTCGTAGATAACTCTTAGCAGCGCGTTAACAATCCTATTGGTAAAGGTTCCAAGACTATTGGCATCCAAAGATAAAGGCACTATCCCCTTGAACAATGAGATAGCGGTGGAAAAGTCACTAATCGTTCCTGTCAACTTGTCTAAGGAACTTGGTACATTTGTAAACTCAAAGCTTGTTGCACCTGTCTCAGCCCCTGCGCCTCTTTCAGCATTAAAGTACGCCAGAGCATCTAAGAAATCGGGTAACTTTTCTTCTTCTTCATAAGCTTCTTTAAGGTCATAGATATTTCCTTCCTGTAGGGATAACTTAAATGTATCTTTGACGTTAAATGGACCAACTTTTTCCAAAAAAAGCGAGTCTGAAATTGTATTACGAAGCTCGTCATAGAAACCACCAAAACTAGCGAACTCAGCATTATCTCTGTCAACTACTAAAGGATAGTACTCTGGAAAATAATGTTCAATAAAGTAATCTGTGCATAAACGCTCTTGGACCTCTCTGTTGCCGCGGCTCGTGACATTAACATAAAAGTTCATTATGTTGTCTACTTTATTGACAAATGGTATCCCCGGTAAAGTTTTGGAGATTAAAGTTTGTAGAGATATAGCTTGTATTTCTGGTATTGCCATTAGTTTGTCCTGTTATATAAGCTTAGGATATACTTATCGCCGGCGACCCCGGAGTTGTCCAAATAATCATTTACAATAGCAACGTTATTTAAAGGTATGTCTGCAATCATTGGCACTTGACAATTTAAAGTAACATTGATCATATTCTCTATTCCCGCACTCATAGTCTGCTTGAAATCAGGTGCCGTCTCAGTTCCATAAAATGGTGACATATGTGTGTGATTCTGAACGGTTCTATTGAAGCTTTGTTGATACGACATAAAGTTATCTAATATTGTGCTTACATTTTCTATAACCTGAAGCATAGCGTTCAGGCAATCCTTAAGATTTTCACCTTTTACCATCGGCTGAAGATCTTCTGGGTCGTTCATTGCAATCAAATCAATTCCGTATCCACTCTTATCAGCGTTTGACAATTCGCCGCCCTGTGAGTTGATAGAGTCCGTGCGAGTAATAAGTCGAATGTTTTCGCGACCAATAACTCTAATGCTATCTGCCTTGAGGGCGATACTAGATCTGGGTGTTACCGAAGAAGTAGATCCTGCGCCATTCGGCTTTTTGAGTCTAAAATACCCATCGATATCTGCCTTTTGACTGACATAGATTCTTGCCGAGTCCAGAACAAAGTTGGGATCTGCATAAAGTTTGTTACCCTTTCGATCTCTACTTCGCGCGCTATGTCCCAAAGTTCCAGCAACAATATCGATTGCAGCGCAATGAGACTGACCTTTGCCTCCAGTACCAGAGAGTCTATTAGAGTTTCTGTCTTTTCCTAATTTAATAGATGCGTTGCCTTTTCTTATAACTTTCTCATTAGAAGTCAGGATTAAATCCGGTGTGTCATAGTTTTCTGTCTCTTTTGAGCCAACTCCGCGTATATCAGCCTCTTCGGCTGGGGATGCTTTGTCCAGCTTTCTTTTTTCAATTGGGTCTGTTGGTTCTTGTATGGCTGACGTTGTTTTTACTTTAGACACTTTTTTCTCCTAAGATAATGCAGTAGGTCATGCTGTGGCGGGTGGATCGGCGGGTGGGACTCCTTCAAATGTTACCTGTGCATCATTGACACCCTCTTGAGTCCAACGTTTAGTGTTTACAGAAACGCCCTTAACTACTTTATTAAAGCCGACCCAATCCAGATGCCAATGTTCGTTTGATACGCCAAAATTAAAGTTAAATTTGTCAGGGGCAAATTTATTCAACCACTTAAATTCTGGTGAGTTCCCCGCTTGATCTCCGGTCCAGCCGCTGCCCGGTCTATCTATATCTACCGCAGATCCCCATCCGTGATTGGATGTGCCAGGAATTGCTGCATATCCAACAAATTTACAATTTTCATTGTACTGTCCTGCACCTTCACCTTTTATGCCATTACCATGCGGTCCACGGCATCCTGCTTGATCTCCACCAACCCTAATCATCCGCACCTTAATTTGAGTGTTATAAGGTCGGTAGCCGCTACCTTTCAATTGTTTGCCAAATTTTCTCTTATAGGCAGCAGTTAATCTAAGCCAATCATCTTTAGCATCTTTTATTATTCGAGCGCCAGAGGCTGGATCCTTGTACAATAAGCCTGAGTTTTCCAACTCTCCGTTATAAATTGTCTCACCTGTTGGGATATAGATAGCACTTTTCTGCTTGGCTCTATTAGACCAACTAAAGATGCCTGGATCATCTTTGGAAACTGTACCTCTAGGTCCCATAACCATAGATTTTTTGTCTTTGAAATCCATCTTTATTGATGAATTTTGAAGGTTAATGTCAAATATTTTAGGACCTACTTTTACGATCTGAGGTTTTTGAAACTTTTCGTCGGCATATATTACGCTAACCAGTGTTCCAGGCAAAATAGCCAACTGACCGTTGGGTATGCTAGCATCAAGCGATAAAGACGCTTCTGGCAACGAATCAACTCGATCAGCCAAAGACATGCCTGGAAGATTCAACTTCCCGGTTGCATTGTCTTTTAGAAGCTCATCAATATCTATGAGAACTCTAGGATCACCCTCATGGACATAAACCTTATATTTGTAATATACTGCTTCGCCAGTTAATTCTGGACTATCTGCTAGCGCAAGCTGTTTAGAGACGTACTCCAAATTTTCCACCGGATTGGATATTACTGGTTGGTCCCCATAATAAGTGCCAAAAACAATACCACCGAAAACCGTTTTATTTCCAATAGCATCAGGAGTGAATGCTTGCTCCAGAACAGCAGATATAGCATCGGTTGTAGTTAACGATCTTCTATCTCCAGAAAGACCGTCAGCTGGTCTAAGATCATTCAGGACACCGTATTGGCTAAATATCTGTTGGGGTGTTATTTCGTTAGCCATCTTCTTTGCTCTCGTTCAACAAGTCAAATAGCTGCTCTTTATCGTCGTCTGTGAGTCCCACTTGACCAGTCTTTTGGCGTTGCAGAATTGCAGCAAGCTTCACCATCTGCTCATTGGATCTTTGAAGGTTTTCTACATACTTGGCCGCAATTGGACCCATCTCTCTTCTATCGGCAGGAGAGGCTTTCATATCAGCCATTACGTCCATTAGTAAGGACTTGGCCATGGCACGATCTTCTTTGATG